TTAATGGCTTTTTCCAACAAAACCTCATATCCTTGCTTTACGATTGCATCTCTGAAATCGGATTCGAAAAATCTGGAAACTGGTTTATTCGTTGCTTTTAAAGCTGTAGTGATTATGATTTTATCTTCTAGTCTAGCCATTTCAAAATATTACACTGCTCCCCAAACTATTCCTTTGTATTTATTTATTAGTGTTGGCATTATGGATTTTAGTTGAGTTTGATAATCACCAATAGTTGCACTATAAGCACTGTTTTCAGCACTTGAAGTTGTTGAAATAGATTGAGAAAGTCCATCCAAAGACAAAGATTGGCTTGCTATGCCAGCACCAATTACCAAATTTCCCAATGAAGTATAAATTGGGATGCTTGCCATGTAGCCAATTGCCTTAGCCAAATCAGCTGGAATATCTTTAAAGCCTGTTAAATAAGTTAAATACCAATAGTCAGGAATGTTTCGTTGTCCAAAATATCCTAAATTGGGATAAGAGCCCGAAAAAATACTATTGTGATCAACAATAGTTCCTCCAACTCCTTGATTTGGAACTATTGAAATTCTTCGATCAAAAAGTCCATCATTTGATTTCTTAATGGAAAACCATTCTTTTGGATAAGTAACCTGTCTTACTTTCCCTACAAAACCATCAACTTTGTACACACAAACAACTGGATAATTTGCTTTGATAAAGCCCCACTCGCTGTAATTTTCTCTCAGGAATTTTCCATTTTGTTCAATTACAGTAAGAGGGATTATTAAATCAAGCTTAGTATTCATGTCACTGATTGCGGCCTCGATATAAAATTCAATATCCTCATCTGACATTAAAGAGCCATCTGGAGCCACAACTGGTATTCCAAAGAAATACCTGCTTTTGAGCTCTGAAACACTTAGGATAGTATTTCGATTCTTTTTGTATTTAATGATTAAATTGAATTTGGGCATGGTTTATTTAACCTCTTCGGTTTCAGGAGTTTCAGGATTTTCTTCAGTTTCAGAAGCGTTGGCAGCAATCAATTGAAGGGTATCGAAAATGAATCGGGCTTTTTCAGGCTTAGCCAGCACTTTGTAAGTTTTTTCCGTTTCCTCATCAATCAATCCTTTTTCGTTGAAATCATCAAAATACTCCTGAAGATCTTTAACTCGCAATTTGTTGAGAGCATCCAAAGTCAAAGCGTTGGGATCTGAATCTTCATTTTCATCTCCTGCTTCGTTTTGCTTTCCTGCTTCGCCTAGATCTTCATTTTGATCTGGTGAATCCTTTGCCGTCAATTTAAATCCAAAAGAGCTTTTTAGCAATTCACCTGCTTTTTCTTCATCAATCTCGCAATATCCATTTTCAAAATTTGTGTCACCCACAAATGGAAGGTGGATAGTTCTTGTCCCTTGATTAGGGATTGATTTTAATTTTACCATGATTTTTACAGTTTGATTTATTTTATCAAAAATAAAGATTTTTTTTTACAAGTTTTTTGATTATCAGATAAATGAAGAAAATAAAAAAGCCCCAATGAAGGGGCTTTCAATAATTCAAAATTGAATTGTTTTAGGCTACGTATCTGCCAATATTGATGATTCGAACCATTTTCTTTATTGAGTAAAGATTAGGTGTTCCAAAAAGGAACGTGATGAATCTTTTTGACATGGAAAGAACTGCCAAGTCCAACTTGCTCAATGGAGCCAATTGTTTGAAGGAAAGTACCTCATCATCCATTTGGGTGATAAATGCTCCTTCAGTGGCAGGAATCCATCTGTTTCGGTCTCTTACAACGTTTGCTCCAGCTCCATCAAATCCAAGTGCTCTTTCTCCTACAGAAACTGAGAAAAGTGGGTAAAACAAGATCCCATCAGCAGACGGATTACTTGAAGAAGTCACCAACGATCTGTAAATTACAAAACCTGTAGCTGGATTAGCACCAACTCCAGCGGTGATTGCCAAATTAACGGATTGACCGTTGGTAAGAGTTACGGCTGTTGGTGCTCCATTTACTCTCAAGGCAGACTCTCCAGCCTTGTTGATCGCTGCCACTGCATAATAAACAGTTCCAAGACCACCTTCGGCAGTTGTGAATTTACTCAATGCATCAGCTCCAGAAAGAGAGGCTACAACGGTTGCAGGTGTTGCAGGTGCTTTGGTTGATTGAGGCTCAGAAGTAAGAGTTCTTCCAATTGGTCTTTTCATGAATTTGTCGTGTGACAAATTGATTTCCCCAATTGTGGTAGAAATTGATTTTGGTATACCACCCCCAACGAATTTGTTACCTGAAGTACCAAGCATAATTCTTTGTTTCTCGAAATAATCTTTTGCAAGATCTGAAAGAACTTGTGGTGGAGCCCATAGATCAGTTGCAGTTCCAAAGTTGTCGTCAACTATGATTGCAGAATCTTCCACATCATTTTGAACTAAAGCTCTACCTCTCAAATCCAAAATTACTTCAGAATTGGTGTATTCATCAACTGTAGCAAAAGCGAACCCTTCGCCAGAACCAATCGAAGCGTGCTGAGCATAAAGAGAATTCCACTCTTGAGGGACTACTCTTGAATCTGCTTTAGTCATCGCTGAGTTAGCCTTTCGGAGTATCCACATCATTTTGTTTTGAATTTCTTTCTGCATTGCAGGAACAAAGGCCTTCACCATTTGAGCCTGCATAGTGACTTCACCAGTTACCTGAATGTATTTCACTAATTCCGCACGTCTGATATAGGTTGAATCCTCAACATCGGAAAGTTCCCCTTCGTTGTAAAATCCACCACGATCGGCACCATAAGAATCCAACTGTAGGAATTCTTCAACTGTGTTGTAAGCAGGCATTTTTGGGATTGCATTCCAAAGCGCAATATCTTTCATTCGGAAAGTTAAAAGCTTCAAAGCAGTTTCAAGAGACTCAACTTTGAGTGGTTCTTGGGTAAGTGATAAATCGGTTGTGTCCCTTCCTGTGATTTGTCCAGCCTGCATTGCTTTTAACAAATCATTTGCAGAACCTTCACCCCCGAAGCCTTGACCGCCATTGGCGTAATCGGCTAGTGAAATGTTGTTGTACATAATGTATCGTTTTTAAGGTTTTTGTGTTTAACATTTTAATTACGATTTTTATGTACAATTTTATTTTAAGTGAAACACTTTAGTTTTTTACATCCTTACCAGCTCAAAACCTTTCGATTTCAATAGAGCTTGTTGATGGTTTTCGACTGTTTGCGTCATTTGCAAGGTTGCAACTGCTTCCATAACTTTAACGTGCTCAGGGTTCGACATGTCTCCGAAATTGTCATTTACAGACTTTTCCAATCGGTCACGATCTGCTTTGACGTTGATGTTGAAAACATCTGCGTTTTGACTTTGAGTTTTTGGATCACCACCAAAATTTCTGTCAACTGCGTTCTGAGTAGTTACGGCTTTTCTCAAAGGAGTATTTTCAACAACTCCCAAACGTGTTCTCAAATCCTGATTGAACTCATTAATAGTTTCAATGTTTGTATTGGCTTTTACAAGTGCTTCAGAAAGTGAAGAAATTTGCTCCCGATCTGAATTGATCAAAGTTCCAAGGGCAGTTGTTCTCACCTCAATTGATTTTTCAATCTTTTCAAGTACTTGCAATTGAGTGCCAATTACCTCCGTGAGGGCCGACTTGATCAAATCAATGTTTCCAGCACCCAAATCAAAAATTCTTACGGATTTCTCCATAGGCTCTTCTTCATCTTCCTCATCAACGCCTTCAGCTTTGCACATGTCAGAATAAGCTTTCGCTTTTTCCATGTATTCAGTTTTGGCAGAAGATTTCGCTTTCTTCATATCGGCCATTTTTGAAGATTTTTCCATATCCTCTTTGTCATCTTGCTTTTTAAGGAAATCTGGTTTTTTGCCTTTTGAAAGATCTTCTTCGGTTGTGGCAGACTTTTCAGTAGCCAGACCAAGGATCTGAATCGCTTTTTCAAGGACTTCTTTTGTGGTTCCTTTTTCTGTGTTCATTTCGCTTATCGGTTTTATTAGATCGTTGTAAATGCTGTCTGCCAGCACTGAATCTGTCGTTAAATTATTAAATATTTTTGAATAAATCTGAGATTTGGTTAAAATCTCATTCTTTATAGATTTTTTTTTCTTTTTTTCTACTGATTCTGGCATTGTTGGTGCCAAATCAGCCGTTGTCATTTTTTCAACCTCTTCTTCTTCCTCCTCTTCCTCTAAATCTTCTTCGCCCGAAAAGGCTTTGGAAATTCTAGCATAAGTGAGGGGATTGACTGGAACTTTACAAAGAGCAACCCCGTAAAGTTCTGCTTTGATTACAATGTTTTTATTAATAGGGTCTCTCTCTATTACTTTGCCTTCCACGGAAAAGCCAAGATTGTAACCTTCTTTTTCTAAATGTTCTTGAAGTTGATAAGCAGATTTTGCTTTGGCATGATTTGAAAAAAGTTTGCCTTTGATAAAAAGTTTGCCTCCTTTTTGAAGCTCTTTCTTTTGAATTACTCCTATTACATCATCTGGTTCTTTTGAGTGCTCCCAATTGATGTAAAACATCCTTGTGAGGTCAAATGAATTGTAAGACATGTTTTCACCATCCGAATCTTTACTTCCATCTCCAGCCATGCCCTCCAAGATCATTTCTTGAAGACCTGTATCGCTGTCCTTTTCACCTTTTTTAAGGTTTACACTTGGAATATAAAATTTGAAATTATCTTTCAATTTTGAAATCGTAAACTGGTTTAAATTAAATTGGCGATTTTAAGTTTACGATTTCCTGCCAAAAATAAAACAATTTTTCTAATTGTTTTGCTAAAACACCAAAAAGAAAAAAGAAGGATTAACTTCCCTCTTCTTTTAAATCTTCAATCTTGTTTATCAAGATCATTTTTTCTTGAGCTAACATATCCCACTTTCTGGATTTTTTAGCATATCTCTGAGTTTGCCAGCCATCAGTAAGGGGACTACAACCCCTTACTTTTTCCAGTTCTTTTTCAATCTTTTCAAGTTTCCTTTCAAGAGTCATTATTTCTTTAGACATTGTGAATTGAGATTTAATTAATAGTAAGTATGAAAATAGGGGAGCTAGTCCAAATAACTCCCACATTAAAAATTACTTTCTTGTTGAATTTAAAAACCCGATTGCATAAGGGTCATTCAGGCTTTTCAAATACCCTACATTGTAACCCAAATCCTGATCTAATTGATGACGATTACAAAAAGCTCTTATGCCTTCCATACATGCTCCTTTTGCTCTCATGTGAGCAACTCCGACAAATTGATTGTCTCTCATGCTTTGAGCAGCTTTTTGAACGTCTTTTACTCCTTGTAATGCTTTTGCTGCATCGAGACTTTCATCACTGTGAGAATCCTTGAAAAGGTATCCTGCAACCCAGTCAACTGAGAACGTTGATTTTCTTCCACTGGATTGGAGCCATTTTGCAGACCCGTCTGGGTTTCCAATTGTCCAAACCCCTTGAATGTTCTTTACTTCTCTGAGCTCTTTTTTGTTTAGGGAGATTTTTAAGCTACCATAGGTAGGATTGAATTTGCAGGATTTTGCGTATGTATCAAGACTGTTATTCCACTGGAAGGGCACATTATTTAATAACAATGTTCTGTAACAACCCATAGAGTGTCCTGTTTGAAAACCAGAAAGTATGCCACTTGCTTTTTTTGACAATGCCAAATATTCCTTTTTTGACATTCCGAAGGACTTTGCTTTTTTGGCATCTTCAATAGATTGCTTTGCGTTGCATTCTTTTCTTTCAATCAGACTTAACCAACCTTTGACTTTTTCAAAACCATGGACTTCTATAGCTCTTTTTTCTTCAGCGTTTGAAGTGGTTTTTAAATTGGAGGCTTTAGCTCCTTTTTCAAGTAATCGAGTAATCAGTTCTTGCTTTTTCATAACGATTTTGGTTTACGATTTAGATTTTCAACTCTTTCAACACTTAAATATAAGAAATAAAATTGGATTAACAATACAAAAGGGGATTTATTTTTCTAACCAGACTGATTTTTCTATGATCGTTTCAATCGAATCTTTTCCTCTTAATTTGTTGATTAATTTTTGAGGAACCCTGCCAAGTCTTAAAGCTACTATACTTCCTGTTATGGCACAATGAGTATCGGTATCACCACCAAGATTAATACAAGTCAACATTGCTTCTTCGTAGGATTTAGCAGTCAATCCCACATTGATGCAAATTTTCAAGGAGTCTTCCACGTAACCATTAGTAGCAGTTTTTGAAATGTCTTCGTATTTTTCAGATAATTCAAGAATTTTCCCCCTCAAAAGCTGAATATACAATCTCAGTAAAACGCCACAAGCATCTCTACTTTCCCTATTGTCGTGAGTAAGCCTGCCTGCATCCAAATTTAGTTTGTGGATATAGGCATCTATTACGCTGTTCTTAATAATGCCCTCATCACCTGTTCTTGCAAGTAAGGCAAAGGGCAAGACCCTCATCAAAGATCCGTTTCCTTTTGATTGCGTTTCCTGAAAACAAGGATTGTACCCATTTTCTATGTGATCAGCTGTCCCTTGACCAACATCAAAAAGATAATCTATGGAGTAACCACCATCTAAGACTTTAAGATAATTTTCATGAATTGAAGTGATGGTTTTATCAGAATTCAAAGTTGCCAGAACAAAACTTGTATCATCAGACCAAGTGCCAGCTGGCTGGTCATGCGTTCCATGGCCAATCATTTCCAGTTTTTTGAGCCTGTTGATTTTTGAGAATTCGAAAGGAACTCCTAAAGCGTCTCCTACTATGTAGCCATATAAGGCATTAATCTTCCTTTGTCTTGTTGTCATCTTCCGATTTTTCAGGTTTACCCTTTTTTACAATTTTGTAATTGACATTTGAAGACATCCTATCCTCAAATGTACTGGATTTTTCCAGCTCTTTTTGCTTGTTTTCCATACTTAAATATAGTTATAATTTCTCGAATTAAAAAATTAAATCTGCTCTAAGATAATGTTCAAATTTTTAATCTTTTTGCCATCCATGGTTTTCTTGACATTCTTAACTATGAATCGAGAGCCCTTATCAAAAAGAATTTCCTGCTCTGAAGGAAAACGACCCATGCTGGAAATATCCTTACCACTTTTACTGGTTATTTCAAAAAGTATCTCAAAGCCAAAACCTGCACTAATTGCCTTGTCGGCACTTGACGAAGAAAAAGATGGAAATTCAATTTCCCCTCCAAGATTTTTATTGAAATCTGAAAAATGATTATTTAAGCCCTGAAAAGATTGAATGGATCGGTAAGCAGTTCCTTTAAAATCTGGAAGTTTCGCAATGCTTTTACTTAGTAAGTCTATTTTTTTTTGAGTTTTTTCACTTACGTTGCCCTCATTCAAACTTATATTGATTTCTTCAAAGTCCCTGTTAGTATAATCGTAAACGGAAGCCTTTTCAATTTCACTTAATTCCTCGTCTTCTTTTTCATTTTTTTTTTCGTTGAGCTCGATGGCCTTTTTGAATTTTTTGTAATCATTCGTTGTTTTTTCATCGAAATGATTCTTTGGACTTTCTTCAAAAAGCCTAACGAATCGTCTCATTTTAGTTAAATCCCCTTTTGGATCTAATTCCAAAGTAAATTTCATCTCTTTTGGTGGAGCTGGCTCTTTTTGGAGCTTTTTATTGGCCTCTTCCATTTGTTTAGCGTATTCCCTTTGCTTTTCAGGTGAAAGGCCCAATAAATAGTCCCAATCAACTTCATTGGCACCTGTCTCTTTGTTCTTCTTGAATTTCGGTTCTTCTTCTTTTTCCTCTTTTTCCTCTTTTTCCTCTTGAGGTTTTTCCTCTTTTTCCCTTCGGTCTAATTCGTTTTGTGCTGCGGTTCTGATTTTAGAATCTCTATTTTCTTTGATGGCAGTTTGTAATTCTGATTCTGAGCTGTTTTTGGCATGGCCTGCGATATCTTCATCACTCATAGACTTGGTATCTACAGTTTCGGTTTTAGGGTTCTTAGGAGTTCCATTTTCGTCTGTAGATACTGGCTTGCCTGTTTTTGGATCAACCCATTTGTTAGGGGCCACTTTTTTGAGCCCAGTTTGTTGACTTATTTCGCCTATATTGTAAGTTTTAGCTTTTTGAATTACGTTGATTGGGTCTGTTTTAGTTTCAAATCCTTTAACATCCCAATGAGTTTTGGTTTTCAGCCCGTTCTCATCATTGTGGGAATAATCGAATTTGGAAGATTGAAAATTGTGATTGACCCAATTTTTTAATTTATCGATGTATTTTTCGGCTTTGCCTTTTTTGAGGTAAGCTATCGTACAATGAGGCTTGTAATCTGGGTGACTGTTTTGATGTGGCAAGACTCGATATAGAGAATTCAAAAAGTGAAGTTGCTCTGAATGAATTCCGAATTTCAACACATCGTAATTTTCAGATTCAAAATAGCTGACATCTGCTATGCTGAAAACTACTTGTTCTTCAGGAAGAATTCTTTCAATATGATCTGCCGTTACTTCTGGCAATTTAAAACCGTACAAAACAGTAATGTGAGGCCTGTCTTCTTTGCCAAATCCTGATTCATCATACACATCCAGAGGATCAATCAAACGAAGAACTTCATCCCATTTATCATCTCCCTCACGGGAAATCCAATTGATATCCAACATCAAGTAGCCCTTTTCATAGGACTTTTCCAAACTGGTTTCAGTATTGGCTTTTTGAATTTTTTTTTCAGCTATGGCCGAATATTCCTGATCGGTTAAATATTTTCCTTTGAATGGAATTCCAAAAATTTCTTTAATTCGAATGGTAAGATCCAACATTAAATCGTATTGTTCCAATTGATCCAAAGTAACAAATGCATAGTTCTGGTGTTCACTGCTATCCAAACCAATCAAATCCAAATCTTCAACATAAACCCAAAAATAATGGGAAAAAGAACCATCTGTGTTTTTGTACAAAGTTGAATAATTAACTGTACTGGCAATTAAACAAGTTTCTTCCAAAAGTTCTCTTTTTACTGAATCTCTGAGAAATTCGCCATTTTCAGCTTTACCACCAGCAAGGCACCATTTCCCCGCTTCAAAACTATCTCCACTTGATCTTTGCAAGAGTAATATTTTACCCTCTGAATTTTGAATGATTGCATCGCAATAATGCTGCGTTCCTTTGCCGTCTGCAATAGCTTCCATCAAATCATTTACTGATAGTTGGTTGTATGCCTCCTCACCGAAAGAAATGGATTGGCCAACGGCAATACTTTTCATAACATCGGAAAAAACTTGCTTTGCTGTTTTGAAAACTTCGGAACCAATTTCATCAGAATCAAAGGCTTTGCAAATGGTTTCGTATCCTGCTACGAAATCAAGAAGATCAACTTCCTCAAAAGCTTTTTTCAAAACATCTTCAGCGTAAACATCGGATTTATCTTCAAAGGATTTTTTACGGGCCTGATCTTTAACACCTGCACTATCCTCAATTAAAATCGGATCTTCACCCCAAGAAACATTATTGTCAAACAAAACGAAATCGTCAACTTTTGATTTGATGTCTTTGAACGTGTCAACTACTCCCCTGTGTCCTTCAAAGAAAGGGCCGTCTGGAACATACCGTCCCGAACCATCCTCTTTATCATCTTCACCAAATGCTCTCTTGACGGCACGATTCCAAGCCTGTTCAGTATCAACTGTAACACCAACCAATTCAACATCATAACCTAAAGCTTTTAAATCATTGATGATTTTTTCAGCTTTTTTAGGGTTTCCCAAAACAGCATCGTAAATGAAATTACGGCCTTGAGTAGTGATTTCTTTTAAAGCTTTTTTGGATATGTCACTACTTTCTTCGTGAACTCTCGAAGCAGCCGTTTCCACATCCTGTTTAGTATATTGATCGTATTCAGGGATTTCTTCTTTAATGTCATCTGCATTCAGAACGCCAAAAGCTCCTTCGCCATATTTAGGGATAAGGTATTTTTTAACAACCGTACTCTTACCGCTTGCAGCACCTCCCATCAACAAAATAGCTTTCGGTCTTTCACCTGCTTTGGGAAGAGGACAACTTGCCAGCAATTTATCTACTATCTCACCATGTTTTTTAAATCTCTCAGAAGTGTAAATTCCTTTTGAATCGGTATGAGCATCTTTGGAATCAAAACGCTGTTTGTCCCTCATGTTTGTTAGGTCATTTGGTTTTACCCAATACAATCTAACATAGGACTTGCCCGTTGCTTTATTTTGTACTACTTTCCGTAAAGGAACAAGGCCAGCTTTTGCCATGGTTTATTTTTCTTTTTTGTTGAATTTTTCACTAACCCGTATTTTCTCAGCATCCCAAGCCTCTTTTCCATAGATTCCTTCGAAAAAAGAATCCTCTTCTATTGGGATGTGTTGATCTTCTATTGGGATGGATAAATTACGGATGTCTCGATCAAGTTCTTTATCTGAAACATTAATCGTTTTTTTATTTTTCATTTTCAAATTTAGTTTATTTTTTCGTAAAAATTCAATCCTTTTTTGAATTTGGTTAATTGGAACATTTTTTTGCACAAAAAAGCAACTTCAAAGATTTAAGCCTCTGGAGTTACTTTTTAAACGTTTTTTTTAATTAAACAGTTCTTGTTTATTTTAAGCGTAACTAGACCAGTATTCAGGCTTTCCATCCCAAGGCCTTGCAGTTTCAAAGGAAGAAAGTTTAATTGAGGCATACTTGGTTATCTTTTTTCTCATTGGTTCGCCAATCAAATTGGAAGGGTTTGCAACGCAATGGCCTCTATCATATTGATTGTCAGTGATAGTTTTACCTATCTCCTGCAAGATAATAAAATCATTTTTTCTGGATATAATTTGATAGAAATTGATGTTGGTTTGCTCGTAACCCCAAGAGCAGACAAGAATACCCCCAACCTTAAATTGCTCTTTTTCTTTGTTGGCTGTCTCTAAGTATGAAGCAGTACGGGCAGTTTGACGGTCAACCATTTCTTTGGTGCTTTCAATTTCTTTAGCTCTTGATTCTTCATTTCTGAAGCTGTAATTACTGTAAGGTCTGAAGCCTTTGTCTGCGAAAGTAGCAGCACATAGTTTCCCATTTTGAGCAACGTAAGTGATAAAAACGTAGCCTTTGTAATTCACCACATTTGATTGGTTTTTATTGATGAAGCTCTGAATGGCTACTTCTCTTTTAGTGGGCACTTTTTGAGTAACTGGCATAACGATTTGGTTTACAATTTGTGACTTTTTAAACTCTTTCAACACTTAAATATAAGAAATAAAATTGGATTTACAATACAAAAGGGTGAAAAAAAATAGGGATTTTTTAGATCCCTAATATTTGCATGGCCTCGGATTTGGTTAACTCACCTCTAGTGGCTTTTTTGGCATTCGATAAAGCCTCTTTGATTCGATCAGAATTAACATAGTTTCCTATAAATAGACCGTCTCTGTCGGCTGCTGAATGAAGCATACTCACAATTGCATCTTGATGAAGCTGTTTTATGAAGTCTTCAGTAAAAGCCTCTTTTACTTTTTGAGGTGAATTAGTAATGTATTTTTTAATTTGTCGAGAAAAATCTTCCATATTCATATTTCCACTCACATCCATTCTCATACCTCGAAGCCCTGAATCTGGAATTGAAATTTTCATCTCATCAAGAACTTTCATTGTAACTTGCGCCTCGGTGCTCTTTGGGTTTAAAGTGGCTTTTACTTGATCTCTTAAATCAATGGCATCTTGTGGTTTTCCATTTCCTAAATATTCTTCGCCCGTGACTGTATTTCGATTTGTAGGCTTATTTTCAGTAAAGGTTCCAAACCTAGTTTCGTAATATTCACCATCAGATTTAAAATCTGATCTTTTATAGACCATGCGACCATCAACTAAATAATCTCCAGAAGGCTTTTTGGTCATTTTAACCATGTTGCCTTCGTAATTTTTGGCCATATAAACCCCAGTTTTTGGAGCTTCAGGCTTTTCTTCTTTTTTGGAACTTTCGATAATGTGAGATTTGCCAGTAAGACTAGACTTAACTGTTATTGAATCATTGTCTATTTTAGTTATCTCAAAGGAATCGGTGTCGTTTCCAGACATATCACCAACTGAAAGATTTTTTAATTCTGCATGAGATGGTAAATCAGTGGAATCTTGGTGCTTCTTTTCATGCCCTCCATTTTTATCGTTGTAAAGAACCCAACCTTGAGTAGTCTTTTGAACTTTTTTTCCCTGCCACTCCCGAACTTCGCCAAGATTGGCTTTTTTACCCTTTTCCAAAAATTCTTCAACGGAAACTTCAGGAGAGTAAGATTTGGCAATTATTTTGGATCTTGCATCGTTAAGGCTCATAGTATGGATATTTTTATTCAAAAATAGGAATTTTTTTTCTTAAATAGAGTCCCAGTTGTTTTCTACCAACTCAAAGCCAAGTTTTTCACAACAATACTCTTTAGTGAAAAGAGCCCTTTTCAGGCTCTTTAGAATTTCAACTTTCTTTCTTTTGGCCCTCAGTGGGCTAGGCTTGAAGATCTTTTTCATTTTACCAGTGGTGATGGCTTGAAACGTCACAATAATCCAAAGAATAATCGATTCCAGCTATTGAGGGAGTTAGTCCCCATCCTCCGTACTGTCGGGAAGATGCATGACTTAACTCAGGCAAAACTTTTTGGATTTGATCTCTAAGGGCCTCAGTTGCCTCTTTATCGCAAGACCCGTACTTTTGGCCTTGTCTATCCCACTCGTAGTATCCAACACAAACTTCAATGGAGTTTGTTTCGATGACAAGATTCTCAAGGGGAATACCTGCTTTAACTAGGGATTTTCTGATTTGATTTGCAGTCATGATTTTACGATTTAGATTGTGAATTTTTTAACCTCTTATTTTTCTGAATTCCTGAAACTCCTCTTCTGACATCGAAGCCAGTCTTTTTTTAAGGATTTCCTGCGATTGACTATTAATGCCATCTGAAATCATTATTGCTCTCTCAAGCAAATGTCTTCTCTTTGCAGTCAACTGCATCAATCTTTGGAACCCCAAAGAGTAAGCTGGCTCGGGGCCTTTACTTACAATTTCAGCAAGACCTTTTAGGCTCTCCTCAACTTCAGGAGTAATTTCGTAGTGGATAACCTGTCTCTTAGAGTGGTTAACTACTGATACAATTCTGGAAGCAGTCATAACGATTCATTTAAATTTTCAACTCTTTCAACTCTTAAATATAATAAATAAAATTGGATTAAAAAAGAAAAAGGGAATTTATTTCCCCTTTTCTGAAATTATACTTAGGGCTTGGCATCTAGCTTCCAACACATCACATATTCTTTCGTTATTGTATTTTTTTACTGCCAAAATAGAAGCCTCGTTTTCATCATAAGCATGGACGTATTGATTCACCGATGAATTGACAATACTTAAAGTTTTTTTATTTCTAACTCTGAGGCTTACGCAATATCTTTTCAGAATATTTGAATCGTACTGCCAAGAATCTTTAAATATGATCTGGTGTAGAGAATTGGGAACTACTTTCATTTCAGGGGGCATAACGATTTATTTAAACTGTGAACTCTTTCAACACTTAAATATAAGAAATAAAATTGGATTAACAATACAAATAGGCAAAAAAAATAGGGGATTTCTCCCCTAAATTTAGGCAGCCACCACTAAAGTGAATTGCTTGATTGTTTTTGAGCTGTAAACAGTATCTTCAACTGAGATACTAAATGAGAACGTTCCTGACACTGTAGGAGTTCCTGCCAATGTTCCTGCCACCGACAAAGTGAGACCAGCTGGCAAGGCTCCAGAAGCCACTGAAAAACGAATATTTCCAGAACTTCCTGAAGTGGTAATCGCATTCGTGTACGCCACGGCTTGAGTTGCAGAAGGTGATAAAGGACTGGCTTCAGTAATCACTGTTCCACCTACCAAAATTTCTGAGCTGTTGGAATCCTGAACAACTAAAACCAAACTTTTTTCAGTGGCAAATTCAATGATGTCACCAAAAGTTTTTGGGATTTTAATAAATTCCGTTGCCATTTCAACTTTTAGTTGATAATTTGGATCTGCTAATTCGAACGAAGCCAAACGGTCATTCAATTTATAAGTTTCCATAATTGTGAGATTCCCCTCGCCCGAAATGGAATCAACTCGAAGCCAGCCGATTTCAGTGGCTCCCGTAAATAATCTTAAGTCTTTCATTTTATGTTTTAGTTAATGAGATTCAAATCTAAATCTTGCAATTGAGAAATACAAATTCCACGTTTCAAGCAAGAAAGTTTGATTTCTTAATTAACGTATGCGGTTAATTCATACCTTCCGCTTTCCATACCATATACGGAAAAATGAAGGGATTTTTTTTGAGGCTTTCCATCTTTAATGAGACCAACTGAGAATGAGTTGGTTTTTCCAGCGGAGGGCCTTGATCTTGAATATTTACCACCTAAAGATACTTCTGTTTGCCAGTCATCTTCATTGACTTCGAACCCTTTGGATTTTGCATATTCCAAAGCATTTGAAGAAGCAGAAGTAAATGAATCGTGATACGTTTCCAATTCTACTTTTTTCTTTGGAGTGGAGGCCCCTTTTCCCCCTTCTTTGAGTTCTTTCCACCCGTCAGCTCCCTTCTGGTACTTCTTCCCCTGCCACTCCCGAACTTCACCTACTGTTGCTTTTTTCCCTTTTTCAAGGGTTTCTAATGAGAATTCGGCAAGGCCCAAAACTTCATAAGCTTTTGATTTTGCCAAGGCTTCATCTTCAACTTGCTCCTCTTCACTTTCGCCCTCTTCTTCCTCTTCCCCCTTTTTCAAAACGCAATTAGGAACAGTTTTCCCGTTTTTTTCTTTCGTGCCAATGGCTTCGTATCCATCCCAACAAGGATCTTCGCCTTTATTCAACAAATCTTTAGCTCTTCCAGCCTCCAATCTCTTTACCTCTTGAAGTTTATCCAATTCTTCATCTTCTAGTTGGGAGCCTTTAGGTATTTCACCGTACTTTTTATTTATAAAGCGCTTCCATCCCAACAAAGATTTCACCTCGCTTATTTTAGTTGGAAAAGCTGGGGTCGTTTCTTCACTGGCTCCTTTTTTGCCACCCTTAACTTGCTGCCAACCATCGGCACCCTTTTGATAGGTTTTGCCAGACCACTCCCTAGTTTCACCAATAGAGGCCTTTTTACCCTTACTGAGCATGTCCACTTCTATGCCTTTACTAATTATCTCATCTGCTGAATAGTAAAGGTTTTTCAGATTGCTTTCTGTTAGTTTTCTCATTTTTAGCTTAAGCAAGAAGTATTTGCCATTCTGAAGGATTGTTGTTATTCAAAAGTTTTTTCAAGCTTTCTACTTGAATGATTAATTCTTGATCTTTTAAAGGAGGATTTGATACTAGACTCTTTAAAAGAGAAGAAATATTTTTGGCATTGGTTGCATTTTCCATGATTTTAAATTAAATGTTCAGTTTTTCCTATTGATAGTTTTATTTTTGGTCTTTTTAGGTTTGACTCTATAGGTTTGGATTCATCCCAAACAAAATCTTTTTTATCAGAATTCCAAATTTTACCTTTTTCCAAATGAAATAACGTGCAGCGACAAAACAGATGAACTGAGCCTATAGTTGGTTTCCAATCATTTGTTTTTCTACCTATGTTATTTCCATTTGCCTGTATTGCACTTAATGTAAATACGATTGGTTCGCTTCCTTGCCCGTTTGTTCTGTATAGGCTTATACAATGCTTGCAGGCCCCATCATAAGTAATTTTATATACTTGTGCTTCTTCGCCAGACTTTCGCTTTATAATGGCTGCTCTGCCCTCATCGAAGGCTTGATGCCCCTCGTATTGAACTATCCTGTCCCAACGTCTGGCCCAATCACCTGTTAGCCTTCCTAAATTAGATGCTATTTCTTTGTAAGATTCTCTTTTGGCGATTCCTGAGCGAAGCTCTTTTTTGATTACTTTCTCATAAGCTGTTCTGTTCTTTTTTTCGGATTGATTAATGACGTTGTTTACATCGCTGAATATTGCTCCCTGAAAGGATCTTATACTAGAAAGTGACTGCATTTTTAGTGCTTTCAGGGTAGCCGTTTCTCTCGGAGAAAGTGGAACGTATTCACCCTTTTTGATTGCTTCCAAAAACTGAGGGAATTGATATCTGTTTAATTCTAATTTAGTTAGAACTTGGGACATCATTCCTAATTGGTATTGAAGAAAATAGGGGTCTTTGTGCAATTGATACATGCCATCAAGATCAATTCCCATTCTTTGAAGTTGCTCCAGCTGTTGGGTACTTAAGAATTCTTTCCCATAGCTTTTACCCACAAAAACAGAAATCCTATTAGTTAGGACTTCTGCTATTTTTTCAATTTGGTTAGGTGTGAGTTGCATTCTACTTAAAAATCAGTTTTCTTTAATTTTTCAAGGACTGCATCAACTTTTTCGAAATAATCGTTATCCCATTTTTGGGTTGAACTTGGATCATTAATCAGTTTTACAACATCACTTCCTTTGACTCCAAAAATAACTATTTCGGGGTCTTTTTTAAGTTTTTCGGCTATTTTTTTTTCAGCTTCATCGCTGCCACCACTACCTTTCAAATCATTCCAAAGATTTTCGGCAGATTGCTCCATGGTTAATCGCTTGCCGTCTTTTCCTTTGCCGTATTTTTCTTGAAAGAAGCTGGATAAGTCTGGTGAAATGCCTTTGATACTTTTAACTGAATCATAGAATTCTTTGGGTGTTTTGGCTTTTTTTGCAGCATCTCCAAATTTTTCCTTTAGATCACTTTCTAAACCTCCATCTTTACTATTATTGCCTCCTTTTGTTACGGCTGGCAATAACTTGTTTTTAAGAAAATCCAATTGTGTTTGGTAAACTTTTTTAGAACCTTCACTTTTTGCATTTTTTAGATCTTTTTCAGTTTCGGGTATCCACTCGTTTTTAAGAGTATTTAGATATTCCTTTTGCTCAGTTTGATCAAGGCTATCAAAATAATCAACTTTCTCCTTTAAGCCATCGTTGCCTTTATTTCCATCTTCACTTTTTTTGCCACTTAAATGATCTTTTGCAGCACTGGAAAGAAATTTGATATCGGCCCCAGCCACGTCTGCTATTTGCTCTTTGCTTAATTTGGAAATTACTTTTTCTATTTTGGCTTTTACTTCAGGTGTTTTCGATTCAAATTCACTCCAAGTTTCCTGTAAAGATTCCATTACTTCAGGATCAAGAGCGAATTTCTTTCCTGTTTTAGGATTGATAGCGTCTTCAGGTTTCACTTTTCCTTTCAAGTCATCGAATAAATCTTCAATGGCCTGTCCAAGATCTTTAGGCTTGCCATTTTCTTTGGTGCCATACTCTTTCATGAATAAATCCTTCATTCCACCTGAATCTTTCATTGTTCGAACTTTTGCAGTGAATTCTTCAATGTTTTTGGATTCACTCGCATTTTTTGAGTAAAAATCTTTTAGTTTCTCTTTTGGGGTTTTGTTGGAAGAATCTTCTGGTGATTTGGAACCACCCGAATCAGATTTACTATCAGAACCTATATTGCCCCCAGCACCCGCTATAATTTTTCCATCGTGAATGTAAACCTTGGCACCATTGATTGTTCGCCAAATTCCGCCAGCTGGTAGATTGGCTTTGGCCAATTCATCATAATACATTCCACCAATGTTGGAAGTGACCAGTGCCTTTTGTATTTCGTATAAATTTTTCATTTCAAAATGGTTAGAATTTCTTTTATGGCTGTTTTAACTTCGTTATCCATTTGGCCTCTCATGTGGGCATCAATATCGTAAATTAAATCGAATTGTGGAAGTTCTTTGTATTGGGGTTTGAGCCTACCATCGGTATTAAGGATATCAGATTCTTTGGCTTTGAACGTCCATTCGCCTGAAGGTTGTTGCTCAAATACGCTATTCCCTACCTCAATTTCCATTACATTTTTATAATTTCAACTGGTTCGATTTTACTGATTTGATTGGCTTTTTCAATCTTGGCATTAAGATGCTTTTCAATCTCTTCGAAGATTTTAGGATCTTTGGACTTGAATGTTATTTTTGCTCCATTAGGAGCTAAGATAGTTTTTTTCATGATTTCATTTTAAAATCTAATTAACGAATAAGTAACACCAATTCCAACTGTAGGAGTCAGTCTGCCTTGAATGAGAAACACTCCTGCTTGAGGCCCTATGTGAATTCGCTTCACCCGATCATTTACAACCGTGTGGTGGAGCGTTTTTGTCTCACTGTATGGATTATTGTCTCTTAGCGTTACGATCATCTTATTGCGCTTAAAAGCGTTTTTAAAAAAAGATCCATTGTCCTCTAATCCTGAAGTGATGGTAAAGTCGTTCACATAACTCAAGCTATCGAAAAATATTCCCCTTTTAGTGACCCTTCCATTTATTGCATACCAAGGAGTTGTTTTGCTGAATTCTAAAGGAACGTTCAAATAATCACCTCCATCTTTTTCAATGTAGATTGGTTTGTCGAAAATGATCTTGACTGTATCAATTTTAGTTTCAACGATGACTCTTGTGGAGGTCTTAACCTCTTTGTAATAATCAAGAGAATCGATAAGCCTTTGAATTTTTTTGCTGTTTTCAACAATGATCAAATCGCCTTCATAAACTCTATCTTTCTCGATTTTCAATCTTGCATTGTTTAACCGAAAAGTAGAATCTGCACTTTCCTTGAAGACTTCGTACTCTTTTCTATTTTCGCAATTTCTAATCACCAATAGAATCACCAGAATTGGTAAAACTATTGATATGATGGATTTCAGGTTTTCAAGAATCTTGGCTATCATCTTCATCTGATTTTTCTAGTTCGGAGCCGAAATTTCCCAAGGACTTCTTAATAAAGTCCAGTATCGGCTTTAACATAAAATCGTAAAATGCAACTGAAGCTAAAAAGCTCAGAAATAATCTGATTGCAAATTTAGGCTCATCGGTTGGATCTCCTAACCAGTAGAAAACTATGAAAACCGTTGCGCTAACGATTAAAGCAGTCCATCGGCTGTCAATTTTCTTGAAAGCAGTAACATAGCTATTCAGCACTTGAGTCAACAAGACTACTGAAAGGATGTAGTAAACGTCAAAGTAAGTTTCTAGGAATGTCATATTTATTTATTTAGTTGTTTATATTTTAGCAGCTTTTCTTAGTTTATTTATAAAATCTTGCGCCTCAGTTGGCATTTTTGTAAGACTACCAGTAGCTACAGGCCTATTTTTACCGAATTTTGAATTTATAATACTTAGACCTTGGGTTATTCCACTTCCAGTACTATTTCTAAAATATCCTGAATCTTCCTCGGCCTGATCGATATTAAAGTTCTGAATGACTCCTGAAAATTCATTATTATACCAGCTCCATCCGTACCCTTGAGAAACAGTAATATCACCATCTCCAAATTTTGAGTTAACAGTTACATTTCCATTTTGGAACAGGCCGTTTCCCTTGTAAATGATGAATGCGTCAAATTCACCTTCGGGAATGTTTACGTTAGTAATGACGTCCTTTGTCCCCTCAAATGTATAGTCCCAATTTGATTTCCTAGTCTCGTCAATCTGCTTTCTTACAACTGTTCCGTAGCCCCAAACTGCGTCCAAAGGTTGCAGTTCAGAATTTCCAATATTGTCTTTTAACCAATCAATTTGAAGAGTTTTATCGTCAATTAATTTATCATCACTAATATCAAAAACGTACCTACCAAAGTGCAAAATCGACCTTTGGTTTCCGTTGTTGTAACCTGCCCATGTCAATATTTGACTAAATGTATTATCAGATATTATTTTTACAATTCCGTTTTTTACTGATATTCTAACCTTGAAATTTGTCGGAGTGTAATAGTGACTTTGAGGAAACTCAATAATGGGATTGTAGATTGATACATTTTTTAGTATAGTCCACAAATTACCCTTATAAGGATTCTTTGTCTGAGTGAAATTAAACCCGTTGTGGTTGAAGTTTTCGGCAATAAGGTATATCCTTTCGTTCTCAGATTTAGAACTATATCCAAATCTGCAAAGACCAAAGGTAACCCGATCAACATCCTCAACTTTTGGAACATCTATGTAGGCAAATTTACCTTTTTGGACTGAATCTCGCTCCCAGCCAAAAACCGATTTTGAAGGAAAAGCTGTTAAAATCGGCCTGTTCGGAGGGCATACAAAACAGATTCCCCTAATTCCCATTTCCTCAGAATCAGAAACATCAAACATTTGTTCAGGCGTGCTTCCCCAATTTTGAAATGTCAGTTTTGTGTTGTTTCCAATTAAGGCGGTTACTTTTGTTTTTAGCCATCCTTTTGATTTTATAACTATCTCTTTGTTATCCATCCAAGAGGGCAAAAATACAATACCTGATTCGTCTTTGACAAACTCGTCAAAGTCAAATATTTCAGGTATTGGAATTGGATTTGAAGTTAGTAAATCAAGTCTCTTAGATATTTCATCAAGTTTCGCTAATATTATTTTGCTTTCAAAGCCTAACTCCTTAGAGGTGATGTCTAGTTGAAAAGTGTGTTTGGTCATATTTTGTTTGCTTCGGTGAAGAAAGTGTCTGTTTGCTCATCATTCATTCCAAGGAGCCAAGCCATTTTTTTAACGTGAGGACTGTTTCGATCCCAGCTTAGTGCGTACTCCCAGAAAATAGTTAGTGCCTCGTCGGTTGAATTATCAATCTCTAATCGAACTTTAGACAGCATAACCATTTCTAATAATTTCATACGTCCTTGAGCGGGTGTGATTGAGAGGGGAATTTCTGAAATCCATTCCAAATCTACTGTGTAGCTTTCGTTGTCTTCGTTCAGCATATAGCCTTTTACCTGCCACTTTTCAAGGTTTATAG